GGGCGATCCGATCAGCTTTGAGACCACCTATGCCGGCATGCTGCGGCCGATCGCGCCGGAGGACCACATCGCCGTGGCCTACGACGAAACGCTTGAAGACCTCTACAGCAACGGCGCCGTGCTGGCCGATGGCACCCTGGTTGCCTCTGAGCCTCTGGCCGATGGCACCTATGAGGTGCTGGCCTGGAATGGCACCACCCCGCCGGGCCCCACGATTCAGTCGCTGGTGGTCAGCGGCGGCGGCACCAGGGGCAACCTGTTGGGCTCACAGTGGACCCGCCTCGCCGCGCCCCAGGTGCGCACCTACCGGGCGATGCGCGTCAACCCCACAGATGACGGCCGCCAGAAGATCGAGGCTGTGTTGATGCCAACCGCTGCCGATGGCCGCCTGCTGCTTTCCCTAGATTGGGATGAGCCCACCGCCTGGGTGATCCGCGGCTGATGGCGATCCTCTTCCCCAGCATCGAGCCGACCAGATTCGCGTTCGTGATGCCCCGCCACCCGATTACCAGCGCGGTGTCGGAGGCCGGGATCGAGGATCAGCGGCTGTGGGGCACGGTGGCTGTCAACGGGGCTCTGGAGCTGGAGTTCGGGAACATCCGCACCTCACAGGCAACGGAGATCCTCCGCACTTTCCATCAGAGCTACTCCGGCCTGCTGGAGCTGGAGCTGCCCAGCATCCTGTTTGCGGGGGTGACGGCAGATTACAAAGCCTTTGTCGAATCGGTCACCACCGGCGCCGGCCTGCGCTGGTTCTGGCCCCTCGGCCAGGGCGCCCCCACCCCCAGGAGCTCGCTCACCTACCGCCACCGCTGCACCCTGCCGGTGCAACTGCAGGCCCGGCTGCAGAACAGCCCGTAGACCCTGGGCCGCTGCCCCTGCCTAGCCTCCTGATGTGGCTATGAGCTGAATCAGGGATGGGCGTCAGGAATACCACCCAGAGCGACGTGTACTGGAACGGCTCGCTGGTGGGCAAGATCACGGACGTCAGTGTCTCCGTCTCCCGCGACATCCTGCCCACCACCGGAGTGGGCCAGGTCGCCAGCACCAGCACCAAGGGGATGCGCGAATCGCAGATCAGCTGCACCCTGCTCTACGACCCGGACAACGCCCCAGCGGTGTCGATGGCGAACAGCATCTGGGACGACAGCGACGATGTCGACACCCTCCGCGTTGTCACCCGCCGGGGGTCGACCCGCGGCGACTTCACCATGGACGTACTCTCCGCCTCCCTGGGCACCCCGGTGCGGGTGCGGGAGCTGATCTCCTGCTCCCTCTCCCTCACCGTCAACGGCGATATGAGCGGCCGGTTCTGAGCCATGGCGATCGACGGCGAGATCGGCACCCTCACCCTCAGCCGCAGCTGGCCGCGGCCGGTGGTGCTCACCGATGACCTACTCGATGCCCCCGGCAGCGTGGTGCGGCTGCGGTTAGAGGAGCCCTACTTTCTCAACGGCGATCAGGTGCTGCTCACCGCTCCCTTGGGGGTGCCGTTCGATGTGCTCGGCACCGGTTACGCCAACTGCCCTGACGGCCACTCCTTCTGGGGGGATGCCGCCAGCAGTGGGCCGGCCACCCTCCACCGCGTCGGCGCCGATTCGCCCTTTTGGGGCCCGGACGACAACGCCACCTTCTGGGAGCACCCCGGCACCGTCGGCCTGAGCCAGCAGGCCACGGTCTACATCCACCAGGATGCCCTGGAGCGCGCCACCTTCTACAGCCTCGAGGTGGGTGCGGTGAACGGCGGCGAGCTCAGCCGCCTGCCCCTTCGCCTGGTGGGATTCGATCGGCTCATCCTCAGCGTGGCCAGCGATCGCGCCGGCTATGCCGAGGCCCTGCTGGCCCTGGCCCTCACCATCCCCCGCCCTGAGGAGGCTGAGGCGGGGCTGGAAGACATCGTGCCGGCCCTGCCGCCGGTGATCCGGGACGCGGGGGCCGCGGCGGATGAGAGGGGCTGGAAGCGGCAGGCGGATCTCTCCAGCTGGCAGGTGGAGACCGACACCACCGCCCTCGACCAGGGGGCGATCGGCGAGGCCTTCGGGGCGGTCCTCGCCGGCCAGGTGCGGGGAGCCGGGAGCTTCTCCGGAGAGCTCAGCAACATCTATGCCCCTGGCGTCAGCCCCAGCTCCGCCATGCTCCGCCTCGACACGCTCACCAAAAAAGGGGGCACCGGCACCATCCGCCTGCTGGTGGCCGACGGGCCCAGGGGCCATTCCAACGGCCACGGATTCATCCGTGAGGAATGCCTCTTCTATGAGCTGGACATCCTCCTGACCAACGTGCGCCTCTCCACCCAGGCCGGCGAAACCAAAAAGATCCGTGGCCAGTTCGCTTCGATCGGCGACGTCCGCTTTGTCATCGCTGATCGGCAACATCCATTGGCAGCAATGAGCCAGCCCTAGCCTGACGGCAGCAGCAGCAGTACATGACCCGGATCAGTCTTGCGAATGACGCCGCCGGCATCCTCAACGCCTTCGGTCCCGGCGGGCAGGCTCGCGCCAAGCCCCAGCTGGCTGCGATGGCGGATGCCCTCCGTCAACTGATCGGGGACGCCAACATTGCTTTCGGCAGCAGTGAATCTACGGATCCGTTGACGGCGCCTTTTGTTCTCTACGTCAACCCATACATTGGTAGAGATACATTTGCCGCTGGTTCGTACAACACTAAGGAAGCTGCCAGCGGCAGCACCACGGAACAGGTCGTCGCGCAAAAGCTCAAACGACTGGAGGATCAGCGGCTCACCTGTGGCTACACCAGGCACGCGCCATTCAAGACGATCAACCGCGCCATCATTGAAGCGGCGATCATCACCAGCAAAAACTGGTACATCAATGATCCCTTGGCGCACGTTGATTGCGTGTGCATCGTGCTGGCCCCTGGCCTGCACATCGTCTATAACAACCCAGCCGCCGATGGCTCTGCTGTCAGCACTTGGACTGATGGGTTTGAGCCCACCGCTGCGCAACTGATCGGCTTCAATCCCACCGAGGGCGGCGTGATGCTCCCGCGTGGCTCCTCCATCGTTTCGGAGTTTGGCGATCTTCGCCATACCATCGTGCGACCCAACTGGGTGCCGAATGGTGACGTTGACGAGGCCCCCACCTACTTAAACGGGGTGGCCACCTATGCGTTGCGGCGCCAGATATTCAAGACAACCGGCGGAGGGTACGCCTATGGCCTCACGGCCATGGACAAACTTGGACTGGCATCGTCGCACCACCTGTTGGCCATGTTTGGCCACGCCACCAAGGCTGAGTTGGACACCTTCTACGCCAACGTCTTCACCGCCTGCGGATCCGGCGGCAACCTGAGCCAGGCCCTGCTGGCGGCCCGTGGCACCGAGTACACCATTGCCGCTCCGATCAGCGGCACGCCGACCGAGGCATGGGACAGCACGGCCTCAGCCAGCTTCTACATCTTCCAGTGCTCAATACGCTCCAATTACGGCCTTGGGCGCCTGTGGAACGACGGGTCCAAGGTGCTCGGTTTCAGGAGTTTTGTATGCGCCAACTTCACGGGTGTCAGCCTACAGAAATCCATCTCCGAGCAGGGCGATATGCGCTGCTGGCAAAAGTATTCTGGTGGTAACTGGGTTGCAGTCTCAAACTACCAGGACTACATCAGCCAGGCACCTGACAACATCCGCATGAACCCAGCGCGACGAAGCGTTGGGATCGGCGCGATCAACAAAGGCTTTGTCCAGAAAGTCAGCATCTTTGACATTGGCGAAGGTGCTCAGAGCTTTGTTGACACTGGCGGCGAGATTGATAGCAATGGCGGCAACAGCAGCTTTGGTGGTTGCGCTGGCCTGGCCAAGGGTTACCGTGATGCTGCGTTTCCCAATGACAGGAATTGGCAGATCAGCGCCATCAAGGTGCCGCTAAGTCCTGAGTTCAAAACGGGCAATATCCAGCGGTTCTACCTGGGGACGGTTGCCGCCTTCACATCCAGCAGCGTCACCCTAAGCACTGGGCTGGCAGCCTATGGCTCCAGCTCCACGGTGCCCGACATGCTGGGCCGGAGCGGATACTCCCTCCCATCCGGCTCCTACCTCTGGGTCGAGAACCCGCAGGGCACTGACTGGCGTGCGCCGCTGACCAGCAGCGCCTGGTCAAGCGTCACCCCGGCGCAGATCAACATCTCTGCAGCGATCACCGACCCCAGCGGCGGAGCAGTGGGTGTGGGCGGCAATGGCGTTTCCCTGGCCATCGGCGCTCGCGTCTATGTGCGGCGGCTGGTAGACATTCGCACTCCGGCGGAGCGGCGGCTTTCGATCAAGCTGTCCAACACCACCTCGGCCCGGATCCCATCGGCCAGCGCGGTGCTGCAGGTAGACGCCACCTCGTCGGCCATTGCCCGCACCCTCAGCGCCTCCAGTGAGCTGCTGCTGGTTACGGCAACCGGCGTGGGCGACACCCCTGGCGCCGGAGTCATCAAAACTGCTGAGGTAACGTTGCGGCGCGGCGGCACCCCCATCACGTATGCCAACGGCACCACCTACCGGGCGGGGACTGTGGTGCTTCACGCAAACAAGCACTACACCAACAGCAAGGAATTAACGACAACCAATAGTGTTCCTGACCCCACGCTGTGGCAGGAAACCTATGTCCACATGGAGAGCACTTTCGCTCCTGAGGATAACCTCAAGAACGAAGGGCCAATCCTGATTTTCGACACTGACACCGATGGCGCCGAGGCGACCACTACCTGCGGGATCGTCTGGTCAACGGTCTGGACCGCTGCGGGGTCAGTCACCAACCAGTACCGAACCGGCACCGACTACCTCGGGGCCTTCCTGCTGCTGAGCGCCCTGGGCTACGGCGCCAGCGATGCCCATGCCGCCCTGGTGCCTCGCGCTGAGGCATCGAGAAGCCGCAACCCAGCGCTCACGTCCAACCCAGTCACTACCCTGGCACTGAGCAGCACCTCCCCGACCGGCGGCGCGGCCAATGCAGCGGTGAACTGGCCGGTGGAGTTCCGCCGACCATCGACCCTGTGGATGGGCGGCCATCGCTGGTTTGGCTCCGGCGCCGGAAACTACAGCAAGGCCGTGCTCGCCGCTGCGCAGGATATGAGCGCTCAGAACCGCTTCTCCTACTACTTCACCAGCCAGGGCGGCGGCCGGGTCATCCCGCAGGGATCCCAGGAGGATGGCCTATTGGTGTCACCGCGTGGACTAGAGGACACCACCACCGGACAGACCCTGAGCGTTGAAGACATTGGCGCTGGAGACATCAATACAAGTCAGGGCACTAGCTATCCGACCCTGAGCGTTGGCGATCTCACGGTCTCTGGCTCAACCAATCTATCGGGTCCGATCGTATTTAACGATAGCCAAGTCAGCCAGACCACCAGGTTGGGGCCGGTCAAGCTGGCGCCGTTGGCTGAGCTGATCAAAACCGGATCGGCGGCTTCAGTCGCCACCGCGGATGCCTCTATCAACGGAGAACCTGGTGCGGTAACGCTGCCGGGGTTAAATGCTTGGAAAAATGCGAATCAGCTTGTTAGTGCATTAACAGGGGAAATCTACATCTATGTAAATAGCACCGCTCCAGATCGTGACCTGAATAGCCTGAAAGCGCGACCACCAGTTACACCTGCAGACGCAGTTCCAAGTCTTGGACGAGCAGCAGAGTACGCTAACTATGTGCTGGCAGGCAGTGACCAGACTGCGGTTATCCGGACTGCCCCTGGCTACTATTATTCATCTTCTTACTGGAAATGTAACGTAAGACTTGAATCTTGGAATAGTACATTTACGGCAATGCCGTTCCCAAGTAACAACCTTGGAACTGCAACTACTCCTAATAACTACTACGACGGCACGGGTTACGACAACGCGGCACTAATACCTCAAATTATAAGTTGGCGCCTTCTTGTTCGGCCAGGGGGTGAATCCGGGGCAACCGCAGGGGCGACCAACTTGCACATTTTACTTTATCCGACTACAATGTACTTGGAGAGATCAGTCAAGTTTGTTGGCGGGTTTGCGTTTCTTGGCCTAGCCGAAACGATTAAATATGTCTCAGGAAATCCAAGCCAAAGAGCGGCATCATTTGTGATTTCAAGTGAGCCAGGGCTTTCATCGGCAGCCCAGATCAGTGGGCTAAACTATTCAAGTGATGTTTCTTCAAATGTTGACAATCTTCTTAGTAGTATAAGGACGGCAACAAATTACACTGGCTTTTTTGCAGTATTGGTATATGAAAGTGTATTAGAATTTCGATCAAGACTATCCGATTCAATAGTGCTATCGGATTGCATTTTTGGCCCAGGACTGCCTTCGCACAAAGAAAGCCTGAACGCCCCCCGCCACGCATACATCAACGTGATGACCGAGGCTCCGCTTTTTATTAAAAACATCTACCTAAGGGGTAACACGACAATAACAAGTCAAGGCATTGGCTGCACAAATCCCCTTGAACTTTCCGGCGACTTTCACTATGGAGCTACTACCAAAATTGCTCCATGGACGTTTAAGCAGTTTCACCATACTTTTATCAGTACGATGTCAATCAATAAAATAAACATTAAAGCATTAGGCGCTAATAATCTCAGCGATAGTCAGGTTACCGTTGTGCGGAGGGCGGATGCTGGTACAGTAGGTGGTTTCGATAATGATTGGTACGCGGATCTCACTGGTAAGCTGCTACCTAACCATATTCACCTTCTTACAAACAGCTCAACGGCAACAGCTCCCAATACCTTCACTCCAGCCGCAGGGTTAGCGTATCCCGCAACAACCCCGAGCATTGACAACGACAGTGGACCTTTCCTTGATCAGTTTATTCATGCAAAATACGGAATATCCTTTGACTACGCATGGATCCAATTCTACAGCCAAAACACTGCTAGGCCAGTATTCCAAGGGTTCCTTGGCCGATTTGGATCCAATGGCTTTAATGCTGTTAAAACACGGGGAGTCCTGGTTGGCAATTCGTTTGGTGAGACAGAAGGAAGCTGCGAGGTTACGCCAGGCGATGGCTGGTGGGCTGGCTCGCCTTTTGTAAAAGCAGGCATTGTAGATAACCCTATTGGCGCTTCAAGTCCTCCTTTTGTTCAAGGATCAGCCAGCTTTGGGGAGGCTAATCCTGCCGTAAAAACTCTTGCAACTAGAGTTATTACGGCAAGGGATAATGGCTCGACAACGCTTGACTTAAACCTTGGCCTCGTAAACTGGGTCAAGGGCATCAGTCCCGAATATGGCACTACCATCCGCCGAAACTTAGTCTCCTAATCATGCCACTACCATCTGACCCCGATTACGTCTGCACCGCTCCCGAGCGTGTGCGCAAACACTCCACCCTGCTTAAGCGGCTTCTAGCCTCTGGCACCGACCCCTACGCCCCTCATTCTCGCTCACCAAGTATTATCATGCAGATTGAAATGAGCGTTGTCGTTCCACCGGGGGAGTGATTGTGGCCGCTACTATCGCCTCCCTGACTGGGCCTGGTTAAACCAAGTAGACGATGCCACGCCTGCTCCGAGCTATCCAGTATTCAGGCAATCCTTGTAACCGCTGGGCTGGACGGGGTGTTTACACTGTAGCCTGCTGTAGCCCGCTGTTACCTGCCGCGACTAAGGCGCACGGGCCTAGCCTTTGGATACCCAGAACCAGAGGATCCGTGTTCTCCCTAGAGCAAGTAGCACTCCTCGTTGGGGGCGCCATCCTGCAATGGATAGGCGCGATGGTTGCCGATCGCGCCAAAAAGGCGGATGACAGCGACAAGAACCTTGCAACCGAAGGCACCAAATTGCGCGATAAGTTCGCAGAGCTTGACAAGACAAGTTCTACAGCCATCGCAACGCTGGCCGCAGGCATGGAACACCTTGTAGGTGGGGTTGAAGGTATTCGCAATGACATGAGAGAGCATCGCGATGTTGTATTCACGCGCTTTGAACGCAATGAAAACGAAATTAAAGAGGTAAGAAATATGGTTTCACAGTCAGACCTTCGGCTTCAGGCTATTCAGCAACAGTTGAGCGAGGGGAAAGGGCAATGAGCAAGGTCTTCATCATCCCCACCGCTGTCTGGCTGGCCTTGGCGGGCTTGGCCTTTACCGTGCGCTGTGAGCTGTCCCCAACGCTTCCTGGTGGCTGGCCCACTTGCTGGGTGATCGGCGGCAGCGTGGCCGGCGTGCCGTTTTTCAAAAGGATGGCGGAAAAATCCGGGTTTGTGGAGGGCTACAACACCTACAACCCGGCATTGCGCCGTAAGGAGAAGGACTCAAATCCCACCCAGGCCATCACCGCCACCAACCCCATCCTCTAAACCATTGATCGGAATGCTGCTTAAGCCATTGATCCCCTGGCTTCTGCGCCGGCTGCTCAGCCTGCTGCTGCACGCCCTAGGCCGTGATCTGTGCCGGCTACTGCCGCAGGTGTTTGCGCTGATCGACGAGCAGATCATCCCCTCGATGCAGCGCGGCACCCGAGCCACCGACATGGTGTTTTTCACCTCGGTGCAGCGTGTTGTCCACCGGGATGCAAGCGACATGGAGCTGCGTGTTCTGCAGCTGCTGTTTGATCCATCCATTGCCGCTGAGCACCAGCAACCCACCACCACAGCAGACGAATGACTCTCTCCCTCATGCATTACGCCATCCACACGGTGGCGGGCCATCCTGGCCATGAAGCCTTCTGGCGAGCTGTTGAAGCGATGCTCACGCCAGAGCAGCTTCAACGGCTCGGCGATGGGGGCGAGATCCGCAAGAGCACCTGGCTCCAAACGGCCACCAGGCCAGCAAACCAGAACCCATGGGAGAGGGAGATCACGGCCTGCCGGCCCCTGCTTGATCTGATCTACCGCCACGAAGCCGGCGGCTTTGCCAGCCCCTACGAGGCCTACAACCGTGGCGGCGCCGGCGACAGCCTTGGCAGGCCCTGGCCCGGCGGCCTCCAGAACCTCACCATTGCTCAGATCAAGACCCTGCAGCGGAACGGGGAGCTGTTTGCCGTCGGGGCCCCCCAGCTGATCCCTTCCACCCTGCTCGAGCAGCAAGCGCTGGCCGGTCTTTCAGATGCGGATCTGTTCAGTGCCGTGAACCAGGATCGGCTGACCACCGCCATTCTGCTGCGGGGCAAGCGACCCATGTTGGCCCGGTTTCTCCTCCAGGGGACCAACCAGGACGCCGCGATCGACGATCTGGCTTTCGAGTGGGCCAGTCTGCCCAACAGCCAGGGCAAGGGCTGGTACGACGGCGACACGGGCGGAAACAAGGCCAACGGCAGCCTGGCCGCTGTGATCGGCGCGCTGCAGGCCTCCAGAGCCCGTGTGGTGAGCCCAGCCAAAGCCTGATCAGTAGGTCCAGACCGCAGCGGGCCGGGCACCGGCACCCGGCACGAAGCGTCCGCCATTGCGGCGATCCAGGTGGATGAAGCCACGATCTCGGCCGTCACCAAAGCCACCGGTCCAGCGCACCTTCAACCACTGGTAAAGGGCCTGCAGGGGCAGGCCGATCGGGTAGATGTCGATCGCCATCCCGGTCACGTGGAAGCTGTTGGGCACGCCTCCCACCTCGCGGTTGATCGGCTCCGGCCGGTAGAAGCTGGTCATCCCCAACGGGCGGCCCCAGGCCTGCCGGATCGATTGGAACTCTGCCGCCGTGCCCAGGATCCGGGGGATCACCGAGCTCTGGGCAGACGGTCGCCGCCGCCGGTCAAACTGAAGCACCTCCCCCACCGTCAGGTTCGGCGTCACCAGGGCGTCGAAGTTTTCCCAGTCGATCATCCCCGGCTGGAGGAGCAGCGCTGCTGGAGGGGCCGCCGCCGGCGTCTTGCCCTGCAATCGGCGGAAGTGGGGGGAGAACGCATGCCACTGGCCGGCACCATGGCCCAGCTCCACCAGCTCATACGCCTGCCCGGGCAGCTCTGTGCTGGCCACCACCGGCATCTGGTGCCCCGCAGGCACCATGACCTTCTGCTCCTCCGGCAGATCGGCCGCAGCAGCCGTGCTCTTCTTCAGCCAGGTGTTCTGCACGGCCTGGAAGGTGAAGATCAGCGGCTTCTGCGGTGCCTCGATCGCTTTGCCTTCAGGGGGGGCCGCGGCGGGCTTGGAGCTGGTTGGCGGCATTGCGAGGCAAGGATGAACCTGGTTTCAGTGTGGGCCTGTCTGCCGTGCTGCAGCCGCTTGTTCAGTGAGTTGGGCGCGGAGGCCCTGGCGTTCCTCCCATCCCGCACGCAGGTCATACAGCTCACATTCGGCTGCAAAGCCGGGATTACTGGCTTTCGCCTCCGGCACTCCGTCCTTGCAGGGGCTTGATCCCCCACGCCAGCGGCTGCAGTCGAGGCACGAAGGGCCAGTCCTGGCACGCTGCCGCGGGATCTCCGGCCACAGCCCGGCGTGCGTGTCGCCGCGGCGAACTGAGCACACCGCTTCATGGGAGCAGCCCAACTGCCTGGCCAGGCTGCAGCTGCTCAGCGGGGACAGCAGGATCAGGCGCACCTCATCAGGGCTTAGCGGGCGGCGCTGCTTCTTCTTGGGTGGCGACTGGCTGCGCTCGCCCTCCCAGATCGTCCACCGATACTCACAGCCGTGGCACCGATACCGGCGGCGGCGGCGGCGGCCATCTCGATTTAGCCGGCTGTCAGCCGTTCGGAAGCTGTTGCCGTGGCAGCTGGGGCATTCGGTTGGAGGGTTGGTCATGGATGCACCGATTACTCGGCCCCCGGCAGTGGCTCCCATACCCGTGGCTGATTGCTGAGTAGCGGCAGCGATGCGCCACTGCCGTTGCCGGTGATTCCCTGCTCAACAGGCAGCACGCCATTGGCGTCAACTAACACGGTTGACGGATGGCAGCCAACTCCATCGAGCCAGTCGGCCACCTGGGAGGAGCCCCCGTGGCGCTCCCTGAGAATGGCGGCCAGTTCGTGGGCGACGGCGGCAGATTGCTTGCGGCAGCCGTTGCAGATCTGCGAAGGATGGCACGGGCCGGGATAACCAATTGCACGGCACACAGCCAGGGCCAGCCGGTCGGCGGCGGTGATGGCGGCCGGTGCATTGGCCCATGGCGCGGCTCCCTGCGGGGTTGCCCCGTGAAGCCGCTCATAGTGCCAAGATCCGTCAGCGTTTTGGCCGACGCCGCAGTTTCCGGGAATGATGGAAAGGCATTCAGGCATTGGGGCCACCAATTCGGAGGCGATGGTGCAAAGCCAGCCGGCCTGGTGATGCCGCTCCGCCCCTCTGGTTAGGTCCCCTGCGGTGTCCGTCAGATCGTCAGTCCTGATCATTAGAGCCGCAGCGGCTCGGAGGGTGGCGGCGGCAACCTCTTCATTCCAAAACGCATCGGCCTTGCCAATCGCGTGCTTGATCGCCTGCGCGGCGGGGGAAAGTGGTTTGCTCATGGTTTTGTGAATAGAGACAGGGTAAGAAAAATCAACGCAAGCCCGAATAAAAGTGCAGGCTGGAAAATGTTGCTCACCGTGAAGGGAATCACGGCGCAAAGTAGATAGAGTTGCTTGTTGCTCATCGGAAATAAGCGAGGGACGCCCAGTAGCCTGGGATTGAACCAGATCGGGCCGGGATCCATACCCAGCGAGGCAACTGGATTGGTGTTGCCGCTGTTGTGGCTTGGTAGGTGGTTTGCTGGCTCACGCCTCCACCTCCCCGGCCTGGGGTAGTGGGATGGCGCTGGCGGGGCGCCAGTGGGAGTGCTCAGGCTGCATGTGACCTATCCAGAGCAATGTCCAATGCGGGAATGGTGTAGCCCGCCGTGGCATGAAGACCCAACACCTTCCCTCGGCATC